AGGCTGCAATATTGGCTAGCATCTGGAATCCACTTGGGTTGTCCGGAGTAGATGAAGGGATCATGCGTGAGATAGATTTTAGGGATGTCTGTAGAACACGGCCCTGGTACCAGAGTTCCTTCCCGTAAGACATGAAGGCTGTGGATTCTGTACATTCTTCGGGTTTTACACTATGTCCTACATTCCTGGCGAACTCTGCGATCGAGGTCTTCATCTTGGACACCAAATCTCTCACCCTGTCCTTGAAGTCCTGGTCTTTCTCCCCTGGCAGTCTCTTTATAGTCACGAATACTACCTGATTGTCGCCCTGACCGATGATCTTGTATGTCAAACCATACTGCCATAGAGCTGCCATTATCATGCATATCGTGATCGACGTCCAGCCCTTTTGGAAGATACCCTCCATTCCAGTGGGGTGCCCATTCCAGATACCAGGTTGGTCCGGCGTCCTACCTTTTGTGGGTCTCTTGAGGTCAGGGGTGAAGGCAGCATGCCTCAAGACCATAATGCATTGTTCATAGAACTCGTGAATGACATCATAGAGTCTGTGAGTGCCAAAGATTTGATCGAATCTCCGTCCGACAGGATTGACAGTCCTCTTGTCAAACTTCAGATTCCACCTATCGAAGTCTATCTCTATCATAGCTGTGACCTCATCCTTATTCTTGAGAGTGCCTGTCAAGTCTAGGAACTTGTCCGTCAGTTTCACTTTCCCGCTAGTCATTGTTTGTTCTGGTATGAATGGGAAGATGCCGTTGGCAATGTTTTGCTCCGTGAGTACGAAGAACAGTCTCATCTCCAAGACCATCATTGCAAACATCCTCGGTTCCAGTTTCATCTCTCTCTCTTTTGGACAGACGGATACTATTTTCCAGTCAAAAGGGATGTCCCTACGAGAAACCCTATCACAGATTTCCTTGACATCTACTTTCTTCCGTCTCAGGAGTTCCTCGAGGACCCGGGTTGAAGTAGAAGCCCTCTTAGGCTTATAAGGTAATCTCCCGAACCAGGAGTTGT